CAATTGTATCAGTTACAATTGAATGTAGGGAAGTTGATAATAACAATTTAGTAAAACCTTATAGATATATATTAAAGGGCTATAAAAAAGTTTATAATGACTTATGTGCTAAAATTACTATGCTTGACTTTAATGATGTTAAAACTAAATTTAATTATTTAGTTCCTGCTGACAAAATATATAAAATTTAATCAAAATATTCTGGGGGATCACGTGGCTTATAATACTGCTGGACTTCTTTACTTTCCATTATCAATGAAATTTTGGAAAGACTCAAAAATAATTACTCTCCGAAAAGAAATTAATGAGATAGCTCCACAAAGATATTTACAGATTTTAACTGAAATTTATGATAATGGATATTTTTTAGAATTTACTAAAGAAAATATTTATTCAATTTCTGACACTTACCATATTGAAGTGGATGAAATAAAAAAAATTGTTGAAAAATGTATTGAAGTTGGACTTTTTAATAAAGAGCTATTTGAAAAATATAATATTCTTACAAGCAAATCTATTCAGAAAATATTTCTTGATGCTGGGAAATCCAGAATTAAAATTGAATTGATAAATGAATATTTATTAATAAACTTTGCTGAAATCTATGAGTTTATTACAAGAGATAGGTTAAAAGTATATATTTATAGTTTTGATAAAACAAATTGCATTATTCTTTATAAGTCATTAGAAATTAACGTGGATAAGTTGGCAACTATGACTTTTAAAGATTTAATAAACTACACTTCGTCCGACAAATTTAACACTCTGCCCGACATAGATGGCGAAAAGTCGGGCATTTTTGATAAAGGAAAGGAAAGGAAAGGAAAGGAAAGTAAAGGAAAGGAGAGTGTGGCGAAAAATCTTTCGCCTGACACACTCACTCACAATTCTTTTTTTCAAAGATGGATCAAAGAAAAGTCAATTCATTTAAAAAAATTAACTCCAATATCAGAAGAACAAGAAAATATACTTTTAAATAGAGTGGATAAATATACTTTAGTCCAGATTGCCTCTGAATTAGATGATAAAATGGAAACTGGATATAAAGTGGGTAAACTTTACACAGTCTTAAATAAATTTACAGATCAATATTTAAAGGGTAGAAAATGAAATTAGGAAATAAACCTTTACCAAACGCACCTGAATCAGAAAAGATAGTAATTGTAGCGATATTGTGGAAACAAGATACTTTTATGAAAATTACCGAATTAGGCATTACTTCAGATCATTTTTACAACTCTAAACATAAAATAATTTTTGAAATATTTACAAAAATGTTTTCATTGAATATTGATATTGATTTAGTTTCTGTTTATGAATATATAAAAAAAGATAAGTTGGAAAATGAAGTACCATTGAAATATTTAGCTCAAATCAACAAAGAAATTCCAGCAACTGCTCATTTCCAAGTCCATTGCGTAATCTTAATTGAAAAATATATGCAAAGGCAAGGTATTTCAATTGCTTACAAACTATATAAAGACATTGAAAGCAACGAAGAAATCACATCAACAATTTATCAAACCATCCACGATCTTGAAAATTCAATTGAATTTAAAACATCAAAATCTTATTATGGTACTGAACTTGCTAAAATAATTTATGATGAAATTTTGAAAAGAATGGACAATAAAAACAATGATCGGTTATATACTGGCTGGGCTGAAACAGACAAAAGACTTGGTGGAATTGAAAGGGGAGATGTTGTTATTGTGGCAGGACGACCCTCGATGGGAAAATCTCATTTGGCAAAAATATTAACTTACAAATGGAGTATAAAAGAATCACACGTTGGAGCATATTTTACTCTCGAAATGACACCTGAACAATCAATGTTTAGACATATTCAAATCCATACTGGAATAAACACAAGGCAATTGAAAGAGGGTGAATTAACTTTAGACGAAGAAAAAAAAGTATTTGATTTTTTAGGAACAATTCACGACTTGAAAAATACATATCACGTGGAAATGATACCATCACTTACTCCTGAAAAATTAAAATCTCGAATAAAAGAATTAATCAAGAAATTTAATTTAAGATATATAGTAATTGATCACGTGGGATTGATGAAAGTTGAAAGGTCAATGGAGAGTAAAACAATTGAAATGACTTTTATTTCAAATTTTACAAAGCAAATAGCCCTCGAATATAATATTTCAATTATTGAATTACTACAATTAAACAGAGAAACTACCAAACAAGCAGGTAAAAAACCAGATTTAAGTAATTTAAAGCAGTCAGGAGCATTTGAAGAAGATGCTGATTCGGTTATTTTTATACATAGACCAGAATATTATGGGGAAAAAGAAATTGAAATTAATAGGAACAGATTAAGTTCTCACAATATTACTGAAATAATTTTAGCAAAAAACAGAAATGGAGATGGAACTGGATCAGAATTTTTATATTCAAATCCAAAAACTCATAATCTTACAAAATTAGACACATTTAATCATTCGATCCAAGAAACAAACACAAGCCATTTTGAAGATGACAATGAAGAATCCGAATTTTAATAAAAAAAATTCATAAAAACCATAAAAAAAATTTGCTATAATGAAACTTTTTTAGTAAATTTGCATATTAACAACTATCAAAATACTTTTAAAAACTTTCAATCAACTTTCATCAACTAACTTTTAACTAAATAATGACTGAAAAGAACAAAATAAACAAGTTTATTACCGAAAATCTGGACTACCACACCACTATACCAGAAATTATAAAGTCAATTGGATGGAATTATAGACAATATTCTAAATTAATTGGTAGATCTGAAAGGTGGCTGGATAACAAATTGAATGGAGATACAACAAAAAAATTAAATAGAAATGATTTTAAAACATTGGAATTAGCTTTTTATCAAAAATTTCCAAATACTAACTTTAATGATTATGTATATTCTGTTACTTACAACAATGCCATAACTCACAATAAAAAAAAATTACATCAGGATATTATAGCCAGAGATCAAAAGATTAAAGAGCTTGAAAATCAAATTGAAAAATTAAATATAAAAATATCTGAACTGGCTTCCCCCCAGAATCCAGATGAGGATAAAACAAGTCAAGGAGGGGATAATACTCCTCCAGATGACTTGGAAATCAAAGGAGATGAAGAATGAAAAAGAAACTTGAAATTTTAGTTGGTGGAATTATATTTCTATTTGGAATTGGTGCAAGTATTTTTATTGTAGCTTGTGTTAAATCTATTGTTGGATAAACTAATTGCTTACTTACAATCAAATATTAGCCAATAGGATCAAAGTTATTGATATTAATATTAATATGAATATTAAGAAATTAACTGAAATATTGATCCCAGATTACCGAAAAAAAGTCAAAGAAATAGAAAAAACAGATATAGAGGTACTGAAAAGATATAAAAGATTTCTTGAGTTAAGTGGGATTGATTATGACAAATTAAGATCTATCAGCAGAAAAGAGCTAATTATAAATTGTCGTAAAATTATCTATATGGATCTATTTTATAGAGGTTACACTAAAGTAGCAATTGCAAATATTTTTAAGAAAAATTGGAGTACAATTGTCTATATGACTAAAAATTTTGATCTAAAATATAACTTAAATCTCAAAAAATCTCTTGAATTATTTATTAAATTATATCCAGATTCGGCTCTGGCAAATCTTTATCAAACCTATTTTACTGATAAACTCCAAAACAATCCAGAGCCGTATTTTACTCAAGAATTTAATATGAATCAAACAAAATTAGAGGAGCAAGAATGACAATATTATTATTAATTATAATTGCAATAATGATATTCCAAATTATCGTAAATTATAAAGCTCAAAAAAGAATGGAATTTTTAGAAAAAATGCTACATTTTTACAAAGGAAAATATGAAGAACAATCAAAATAGCGATTTGCTTGGCGTAGAATCAATTTTTATTGTGCAACTTGGGGATTTTGTTCGAGTAGAGCAAGAAATCGAAGTGGAGGGCAAGAAACACACAGAATTAGGCAAACCTTACGAGATTAGATATTACAATATTCAAAATTTTATCAATGCAGTCCAGTCAGGACGAAAATTTGTAAAGGTGGAAAAATGATTAATTTCATACTAAAAAAAATATTAAAGCCGAAGCCACGAATCACAAAAGAAGATTTTTATGAGTGGTATTCACAAGAAAAGGGTAAATACAAAGCTACTTCAACATTCTGGATAAAAATTTGTGATGAAAATACTCCAGTTGCCGAAGCATACAAACTTTACAAAAAAGACTATAAAGAATTTGACAAAAACTTTGAATATATCCATAGCTTGAGAACTTCGGATGATGGAGGTTGGAAGTGATCAAATCCTTTTCCAAAGCTCTGGTAAAGCATATTGAAGCAGGAGCTAAACAAGTGGACGACGCTACTCGACAAAACAGACTAAAAATTTGTGAAAATTGCGAACACAATCAATTCCACTTGCTTTTCAGAAATAAGTGTCGATTGTGTGGCTGTAAAATATCTTTAAAAACTAAATGGGCAGAGCAGTCTTGCCCTATTCAAAGGTGGTAAAATGGATAAAAGAGAATTAATCAATAAATTAAATGCAGACATCAAAACAATACTAAAAGATGGTACGAGTTTGGAAATTATGCCTCCAATCTTTTTGTTTTGCTTCTTTGATAATATGTTTTATGAAACAAAAGATATAATCTATATTTATGCTCCAGAAGAAATTGAAAACTTTATTGTAATAGATTATTTCTTGGAAGAATTGCAAAAAGTAACAAAGCCCTTCGAAGAAGAATTTGAGATTTATTACTCAAACTTTGAAAGAATAATCCCAATGTTAGATGGATGGAGAGAAATATTTGAAGAATCAGATGTTATTCCAATATCAAAAGAGTTAAAATTTTATGACTTTACATAAGAAATCAGATAAAACACCAGATCAGCTACAAAGAGAGCTGGACGAGTTAATTGTCGAAAGAGTGGCAATATTAAGTGATGACACTCAAGCCGATCAGCACCAACATAGTAAATATTGTCAAGTGCTAATTAATGAATTTGGCGAAATAAAGGGCTTAAACGCTATTCAATTGTATATGATCTATAATAATTTGAATAAGGTGGACATATAAAAAATTTATAAATTTTTAGAGGGGAATTATGAATATCATAAAACACGAAATTCAATATACTAAAGACTACGATCAATTTAGTATTTTGAAAACAAATAGAGAAATTAACAACACTCATTTAAAAAAGTTAATTTCGTCAATGGAGAAACACTATATTCCAAATCCTGCATTTGTAGATAAAAAAATGAGGATAAGAGATGGACAACATAGATTTATGGCTTGTAAATTTTTAAATTTACCTTTTGCATATATTATTGTTGATATGGACGATAAAGATATGATCAACATAAATAAATATCAAAAATCTTGGACTGCTCCAGATTATATCAACCACTATGCAAATAAGGGGATAAGAGATTATATTCTTTTATCAGATGCTATGCAAATGACTGGATTGCAACATCAGATATTAATATTATTTTCTAATCCAAAAATATCTCGAAGCTCCATTCCATCTATCGTCAGGACTGGAGATTTGGTATTTAATGAAGACACATTTTATCTAAACTACCACAAATATGAAGAAATTATAAAAAATTTAGGACTTAAATCACTTACGACACGATCTGAAATATTGGCACTAATTAAAGGAATTTTTGTTCATCCAGACTACGACCATTCAAATATGCTCCACAAATGTAAAAATTACGGACGTGCAAATTATTATAAGTGTGCGACGTATGAGCAAGGTCTGGCTATGTTAGAGCATATTTATAATTATAAGACAAGAAAAGAGAACTGCATCAATTTTGTAGATTTTTACAAACAAAAAATTAATGAATAAACAATGCGTAAGTATGAATATAATATTACACGAACTTATAAGCTCTGGATATTCTGAACACGAGATTAAATTGCAAGAAATAATCCCATTTTGGAAAAAAATACCAGAGCCACATCGGACAACAACTGCTTTATCAGTTATGTTGATTGAAATGAATAAAAAATTATATTATAAATTTATGATAATAAAAGTTTCTGAAATTAAAGATGAACATTATGATTTACATACAAGGGAAATCTTGAGAAGTAAATTACTAAAGAAAAAAAATAACAACTATTTATATGAATTTTATTATGATATATTTAAAGATTCAAAGATACAACCATTTAAAATAATTAGTGATCCAAAAGCATTATTCAAACCAGTCTATAAAAAAAGTCAAAGAATGATATTAATGTCATTAGGTATGCCACCGATAAATTATAATTTTTTAAGCGATGTTGCAGATGCAATCGAAAATGGAAAAGATTTGAATGAATATATTATTAAATATTTTTTAAAACAAGGTTATATCACTAAAGAATAAAAGCCCTCGAATGAGGCACAATTTTAAACCAAATCAGGATAAAAAATGAGAGATATAAAAACACCAGACGAAATGGAAGCTCAAGCAATCGAACATAACATTTTGTTTTGGAATATAAGAGATTGCTCGATTTGTTCAGCACCAATTGGATATAATTTTAACCACACTACTAATAAAGTTTATTTTGATAGTAGTTGCGATTGTTCTCAATCCATTCCGAAAGAATCAGATTGGCAAGACGTTGCTAATCATTACAATAGCAAATCGCTTTCTCCAAATTTTAAAGAAGTGGAAAGATTTTGGAAATTTAATAATTTAGACAAAAAAGTTGAATTATTTAATTTTGTGTTTAATGCAGGAATAGGAGAAGCAGATATAAAACATATTAAATCATTTTATTTAGATGAGATAAAACCATTTGTATTTAATTTAATGCAAGAAAATCCTATGATAGCAGTAGCAATAAATGTTTATGCTTATAAAGGCGAGTTTGAATACTTTGTTAGAATCGTAGCCGAAGTAAGAGGAGGCACAAAATATGACTATGTAACAATCCCAAGAACTTTTTTAAGAAAAGATTTACTAAACTCTAATGACAAGATGTTATTAAATAACTGGCTAAAAGAATTAACAAAGGAAAAGCCAGAACTTGACTTTTCAGGACGACCACCACAAGTAACCAAGGTGCAGGGAAATGGAGATTAAGTCAATAAATAATCGTGAATTTAGAGCAAAATTAAATTCACTAAAAAATGTCCCTTATGCTGTAACAAGCCATAGCAAAATATTAGGTTTTTATATTCCGATAGACTATTTAATAGAAGATTATCCATCAATGCTTAAAACGATTGGGAACAATGCAATGTTATTTGAACTAAAAAAACATTTTCCACTTTTAAAAGTAAAATTTACAGATTGCTTTCAAAGATCAATTGCTGAAAAAATATTAAAAGAATTAGAAGCTAAATATGGAAACACGCTACCAAAAGAAGAATTAATAAAAGCCCTCGAATGAGGGCTTTTATTTATAATCAGTTTTATAAAATCCAAATCCTTTGAAGACTGGATTGGAGCAAGAAACAATCGGTAACATTTTTCCACCACACTCACAATCAAAAATTTGCTTTTTCTTTTGCAAAATTTCCTCTTTTCTTGAGCATTTTTTACATTTATATTCAAATATTGGCATAATCAGTCCTCAACATTATCTTGAAAATATTTTCTGCGAATATTCCAAACTTCTTCATCAATACTATTTTCTGGATATGGTAGGACTGCATCAGCATCGCCACAATCAACATATCCATTAAAATACCCTAATTCAAAAAAAACTTTCTCTCGCCTCGTAATTGGCTCTAATTTTGAGTATTTTAAAAATTTATTATCTTCAAAGATATGATCTAAATTCATTTCATTTCCAAATATTTTTATTAATAATGTTAGATAAAATTCCACCAGCTAAATTTATTGTTTCTGTAACAATTTTTTTACCAGATTCTTTCATTTCAGGCGACATATTTTTTTTAATTTCAGTCCAATCAAGTGGCTTTTTTAGTGATTTTTCAAAAGATAACTTCTCTTTTTCGGCTAATTCTTTATATTTTTTATCTTTCTCAATTTCAATTTCTTTAAAAATTTCCTCTTGGATTTCTTTCTCAACTGGATCAGAAAATTTATCTGGATGATTAGCGACTTTTAATTCTTTTGCCAATTTTTCCACTTCTTCGGCAGTTTTGCAATTATCAAAATACACTTACAACCTCCTCCTTATAAGTATCAAAAGCTAATCTGGGCTTATCTCCCAAATATCTATTTTTTTTGAATGAAGCTACCGATCGAGTACCATCATTTGCTAACCAAACAACAATATCTGGATTATGCTCCCACATTGTCGGACCTTGCATTTTCCCTTTTTTAGACTTGGTATAGTGTAAAACCACAATAAAGCTCTCTGGACGTGATTGAATGTAATCCCACATTTCTTTATGTTTATTTGTGGAAGCACCAGCTATCATTGAAACTGAATCAATTACAACATATTTATAATTGCCTTGTTCCAAAATTTTAGTTAATTCAGAATAAAAATCAGCACCAACATCATCAATAATATCAATATACTGCAAACTAACTGGAGATAATCTCATTGTACGACATTTTTGTTGAATAGTCTTGCCACGTCGGAGTGGCTCTTCAATATTCAGATATAAACATCTATCTCCTTGCTTATTTCTGGAATTTTTGCCACAAAGTCTTGACATAAACCTCAATAAAAACGAGGATTTTCCAGCAAATGCTTCTCCAGAAACAGACATTACAAATGGATCATCATAAGGCAACATAAACAACCATTTCCTATACCTATGATCCATAGGCGTAGGAATTGATTTATCTTTTATAACTTTATTTAGTTGTTGTGTTTGCATAGTTAAGCCAAAAATACTAAAAAAATATCAGTAATACAAAATATTATTTTGTTTTTATAAAAAAAATTTCATAGCTTTGTAGTAATAAATTTATATCCTCAAAAATTAATTGAGATTAACCTTGTCAAGTCGTGAGATTTAGCAAGGTTTTTTTATTATATGTAAATACCCTCCAAATATGAACTTACTAAAAATCACTAAAAAAAATTAATAAAATACTAAAATATTTTTACTATTACTGAAACTTTTTTAGTTTATAAGAGTATTAACTATGTAATCATTTTTAAAAAGAGAGGAAAACAAAATGCAAAACACATATTATGTAATAATCAATCCCACCACACAAAAAAGATTAGCAAGTTATTATTTCGGTGCTTTTTGTGCTGGAGTTAAAGAAGTTTTTAGAATGAGAGATGATGAGTGGTTAGTGTTTAGGACTTATGAAGAAGCAATTTTGAAAATTGAAAGATTTAATAAAGATGTAGATAAGTGGCTAAATGAAAATATAATGATAAGGCAATTACCAGACTGGGAAGCAGTTGGAAAAGCAGATGAATTTATAAAAGAAAGTAAAAATACTCATAAAAACTTAAAAAATTATATTGCCAGATTGAAAATAGAAGAAGTTATTTAATTAAAAAAAATATTGTAATCATTTTTAAAAAGAGAGGAAAACAAAATGTACCAACAACCAATCACAAAAGATATATTAGTCTTTGATAAATATGAAATACATATAAAAGAACTAATAAACCACAAAAGATTTACTAATGCAGTTGAAGTCAGACAATTGACACCAAAAGCAAGATTTAGACCTTACAAGATATTGTATAATTATGGATTTAATAATTATGAGAAAGCTCTTGATTACGCAAAGAAAACAGAAAAAGAGATGAAAGATAGAATAAAAGACAGACAAGAGAGAAAACAAAGAATAGCTCTGGAAAACAAAAATGTAAATGCAAGTGATTTTTACGAAATTGGAGATATTATTGTCAATAGTTGGGGTTATGAGCAGACAAATGTAAGTTTTTATCAAGTCGTTGGAATAACAAAAAGAACAATTAAGACAAAACAAATCAGTCAAGAGATGGTGGAAGGCAGTGGAAATAGTAATGGAATGGCGTGTGAAGTTATGCCAAAAAAAGATGCTTTTATTGTGGATGGGAAAGAATATAAACACATTGTAAATAAAGATGGATATTTAAGTCAGCCAGAAAGTTATTATCACTTTCACAAATGGGAGGGAAAACCTGAATATAAAAGTTGGTATTATTAATTTTCCTTTCTCTTAAAAAGAAAAGCCCTCAATCGAGGGCTTTATTTTATATTTCCAATCAAATAACCTAATCCAAAAGATCCAGTTCCAATTCCAATATCTACCCAAAATGAGTGATGATGTTTGTCGCAAGGAATATAAAAAATTTTTTGTTCAATTGGTATTTCATAAACAGATCTTCTCAAATAAATAGGGGAGAATACATCAGTAACTTTGTTAAATTCCAGATAAAGAGTGTCTTTTGACTTTGGAAAAATAGTGTCAAGAATAGCAATTTGCTTGACTTTCAAGCTCTCTAATTTAGCATAAAGCCCTGAAATACTATCTACCAACAAATTTATTTTAGTACTATCCTCAAAATTTTCACTAACAATTTTGGTAGTTGAGTGGTACTCGTGGATAGTGTCGTTTGGAACTATTATTGGCAATATTAAAGTGTCTATATCTTCAATATATTCCACACCAGTAGTCATTTTAGCATATTGATAGCCACCATAAGCAGACATCAAAAATACTATAATGATCAATGTTAAAAATCCTATGAGTGTGTTGAAGTTCAATTTTTAACCTATAAATCTTCTACCAGTTGTCAAATCTTGCATATATTTTTTGCCCTTATTTTGTTCTCTTAATCTTTCCATTTTTTCTTTTTTACTTCCAAAAAGTATTTGATCTTTTTTCCACATAAAGTCATCAAATTTACCAAAATTTCGTCCTTTGCTATCGACTGCTTCTAAATAATAACCATTGCTATTTAACCAATTATAAAGTTTATCTTTACGATTAAGTCTTACAATAGTACTTCTTTCCTCTGGAGTTCTATCTGGAAGTTCATTTAATAATTTTTCAAAATTATTTTTATGCCAAAATTGATTCACTATTTTTTGTAATGGATTTTTTACTCTTATGCTAACTTCTTCTTTTTCTAACTTTTTAATCCATTTTTTTGGTATTGGAGTAATATAATTTTCTTTAGCGTGTATTTTTAATTTTATCTTTCTTAACTTATCGCCATTTCCACGTACTCTTATTACTTTACTACTCAATCCAGTAGTTTTTTTCACTTTTGCTTGAGCTTTTTTACTTGTTGCCAGATAGACTGCTCCTCCAATTGCACCAAGTCCTAATAATGTTTTTGCATCCATAATTTTACCTTAAAATTTACCTTTTAAAAATTGATTCCAAACTAAATAACCACCAACCAAAGCAGTTGCAACCTTTACACCATTGCCAACACTTGCCAGATTGAAAGAGCCGATTGTTTTTTCTCCTCCCAGAGTTTCCACGTGGATAAAAGCATCAATTTGATCCAGACTTCTCCAGCCAAAATTTACAGAGTCGCCAAAATTTCCCTCAATCGTATTAATTTTACTGCCCTCGACGTAATTTGTAAAACCGACGTGTCCAGTGCCTTTTGTTCCACCTCTTTTTCCCCAATCAATAAAAAAAACTGCCCCTTGAGTAGCAATTTTATTGACTGCAATATTAGATTTTTTTGCATTTGCTAAAAATAAGTGAGTTGATTTTGTTGCAGGTAAAGGATTTTGAACTGCGAAATCTTTACAAGTTTCATCAACAATCATTGACACAAATTCAGCACACCAAGGATCAGGAGTTGGCTCTCCACCAAAATATGACTTAATTTTATCAACACATTTGGATCTATTCGGAGTATTTTTATCCTCTTTACATCCATTCCATTGACTTGCATTATAAATTAATCTCTCTCCGAAAGTCGATGACATTTTAACCTCTTTTTTTCTTTTTCAATTCGTTAGCAATCCATCTTTTTCCAATTGGATTTTGAACAGGTTTTTGGATAAACCTATCAATTGCTTTTTGTATTCTTGGATCAGCAGGACTATCAGAGCTACGATCCACAAGATAAAAATTAGCACCAAATAATTTTTTATATTTAGTAATATTTTTTTGTGCAGAATACCATTTTTCCTTAACTAATGAATCTGGCAAACTTCTGGATCTATTTCTATTCCTTTTTAAAGAAACTTCTAATGAAGTATTAACAAAAATCATTGCACAATCGTAACCTAATTTTTCAGCTAACATTTTTTTCTTTAACATTTTATCGTAATCATCTCCAGTACCATCCACAATCAGCCCTAATCTACCAGCTTCATAAGAACTTTGTTGCTTATTAGTTATCTTTTTAGCTCTACCACGTATTGAGTCCTCTCCAGCTCCAATTTTAGCCCACAAAATAGGATCTTCTTTTTCAATTTTTGCCAATTCTTTTGCATTGATATTGGCTTCAACTAATCCTCTTTCAAAAGCTAAATCAGAATTGACTATTTTCAATCCACTATGAACAAATGAATTTGATCTAACTCCTAATAATTCTTTTGCAGTATAACTTTTTCCACTACCAGTTCCACCAGCCATAAAAACACATTTAAAAATACCTTTGTCATAAACTCCACTTAATCCATTACTCAAGCCACCAGTTTTGCAATTATTTAATTTTTTTCCAGCACTCGAAGTCTGTTCAATCCTCAATTTTGATCCAGCAATACTGCATTGTTTTTTTCTTGAGATTTTTGTACTTTTTCTTGTTGTTTTTTTTGTTGTTGATTTTTTACTTGTAGCCAGATAGATTGCTCCACCGATAGCACCAATTCCTAATAATGTTTTTGCATCCATTTTCTTAATACTCCAGTAATTTTCTTAATTTTTGAGAAAAAGTTAATTTCTTACTTGTCGCCACTTGTTTAGCACTTTTCAGATGATTAACAACTTTATTGCTCAATCCACTTGTTTTTTTATAAGTTCTTTTTGGCTTATTTGCAAGTGTAAGTTGTACATTTTTGCTTTTATTTGAGAAGTAACCACTCATTTTCAGTAGTTCTCTCATTTTTGCATTTGCTTTACTTTTATTTGTAAATTTATAGATTTTAGCTTGAGGATCAGAGTGTTTTCTGTTATAAGCCAACAATCTATTCATAGCAGTTTTTAAAAATGAAGTTGATCCATTGTTGAATTTTGATCCAGCTACATAATAATATTTACAATCTTTTCCAGTAAATCCGTGTATTTCATTCCCTTTCTTAATCACATCACTATCAACAACACGAGTGCTTAATTTTATTCTATCAGATAAACCTCTATTTGCAACCAAAGTGCTTAAAATACTTTCTGGAGTAACTTCTTGATCATAGCCAAACATCGAATCCCCTTGAGTGCTATTTCTGGCAGATACATAATAACTTTCTAAAATATCTCTAAATTTATTTACACCACTTTTTAATGACAACCAAAGCATAGCCACCAAATTATCAGGCATTTCAGCATTTCCGAACATACTTTCTTGATTAAGGAACTCTTTAATTGATACCCCTTGCGTTCTTCTAATATTTTCAAACTTGATAACATCTCTCAAATATGGTAACAAATCAAATTCTTTTGACAAAGTTTGGATTTTAGTCAGCACTGGAATAGCTTTTAAAATTCTATTTGTATAATCTTTAGCACCCTCGATCAATTCTTCGGATGGAAGAATTTTTGCAAGTAATAAATTTTCTAAATTATTTTTTCCAGCAGGAGTAAGATTTCCGTCATTTGTCAGCCAAATTGGACTATTTGAACTTGTAATAATTTCATTTTTTCGCAAGACATCAATCACAACTTTTTGATTTTTGTCTTTTGAAACAACTTGATTGAAAGTTTCATCATCCTCGCCCTCAAATATTTGAGCAATTTCCTCAAATCCTTTTTGGCTTAATGATTTTGCTAAACTTAAACTATTTGTATTTTGATCTTTGGCTCTGGATAAAGTTTCATTTAAAATTCTGGAATACCAACTGCATCTATCCATTTCAGCATTAATCATTCTCACTAAAACTGGATATTTCATTTTTTTAAATTCGGTATTATCTGAAAATCCAAACATCTGGAGTCGTGGCTTTAAATAGTCAATATATTTGTCATAATTGTTCAAGAGCTTAACTCTTTTTAACATCATTATACGACCATTACCACCTAAAACAACATTATCTTTTGAAACAACGGACGGACCAGTCATTGCTTCTGGACTATCATTTATAAAATGATATGGCTTGAAATTAGATGAATAACTTAATACCTTATCTTTTTCAGCCGATTTTTTGTAATCTCTTTCTTGACATTGTTTTGGATATTTAGGATTCCAGTCAAAAGTCCTTTCGTCGTGTGATTGGATCACATCATCAAGTTCCATAATTACATATTTACTTGGAATTTCTTGTGATGGAGTTTCCAGAATACCACTATTTCCAACAATTACTTTCCCTTTCGGAGCAGATTTTTTTACTACTTTTTTTGGCTCTTGGTATTCAGCACTTTGCACCATTTCAATAAAATTATCAACTGGCAATCCACCATCTTTGACAATATTTAATATTTTCAATGCACCAGATTTTAAAGTTTTAAATAAACTTAAATTTCTATTCTTTTTTGAATAGGCATAAGTAATTCCCTCTCTAAATGGTCCATTTGGATTATTCAAACCTCCAAATGCTAAATTACAAGACAGAACATTCTTATTATCTTGGCACAATCTATTTGCCATCGTCACAGAATATTCTAAAATTTTAAATTCTTTTGGTAGTTTGTCCGATCCATAACCTTTGGATGCTTTTTCATATTCAGAAAATGTAATTATCCCACTAACATCAATTTTTCTTTCTTTTTCTTCACTTGCTTTTTTCTCCACTTTCTTTGGCTCTGGTGATGGCTTACGAATTTTAAGAATATATGTATTATAAAAATCTTCGTAATTAAAATTTGAACGTACCCCAAAAGGATATTCATACTCCAATTCTTTAGCCACTTTAATAGCATCTTTCAAGTTTTTAAATTTAATGTTATGGCTTGGAATAGTTTGATTATATTCTGTAATATTCAAAACATATTGACCATTCCCATAAGTGTCCTCATTCACTCTATATTTTTTACTTTCAAAATAAACATTACTCCCAGTGCCTAACTTTCTAATAGGTTTTATATTTGTAGATCTTTCTTTTCCCCCACTTGCTTTTTTTTCGACTTTTTTTGGCTCTGGAGCAGTCTTTTCTTTTTTTAGACTTGCAGGACGTTTTACCCTCGAAACTCTTTTTGTAGGACTTTTCTGTGCGTCGTTTTTTTGAGGAGTGGCAGATTTTTTGTCAAAATCAGCAAATAAACGAGAAATATCCACTTCCAAGTCTTTGGCAATGGATAAAATCTCATTTTTTATTTCTTTAGCTTCATTTTCCGAAAGTTTATGAAGTTTTTTGTTGTAATCATTTACTAATTCTTCTAAAAAATCCACCATTTTTTATTTCCTTTTTAATCTTGCTTTTAATTTTCTTGCTCTCAATTTTGGAGAAGTGTTCCACGCTTTTTTCATTGCAGAACTTCTTTGAGCTTTTGCACCTTTTTTTCTCCATCCACATTTTGAAAGTTGTTTGGCAGAATATGGATTACCAGTTTTAACTAAACTTCTACCAGCGACTTCGCAAACTGCCGACACTCTTTTTTTTCTTTTCTTTGGCATTATTGCCTCCTATTACTTTATAAACAAATTTGATTGCAATATAATTTGTTCCTCTCCATTCAAAAATCTTTCTCCTAATTGTAGCCAAGAGCTTTTTGTGAGGATTGTTCCTAATCTTGTTCCTGACTGATCAATTATATCATTAATTTGTGTCATTACTGACTGCAATTTTTCTTGTTTTTGCTTTTCAGCTTGTTCCAAGATTTCTTTTGCTCTTGCTTCATTCATTGTTGGATTTTCGATTTTTGTTATTTTTTGTTTATTAGACA